AGGAGAGTATGTAGAACAGGCTCCAAGATTACTTGTAGGACAAAAGGTTTTTAAGCGTCTTATTGGTAATAAAGAATGGAAACGACTTATGTCTTTGTCCCGTGAACAGTGGGAAATAGAATTAACACGTAACTGGAAAAACACGGGTAAGGGATTAATGGATAGCCCGGAAGCAAGACAGGCTGCTGTTAACGCTTTGGAATCTACTGTTAACTTTGGTCGTGGTGGCAACCTGATAAGAAGAGCAAACAACTATGTTATGTTTCTTAATGCTGCTTTTGAAGGGGCTAAGGTTCCATTTCGTATGCTTGGTATAGACCTACACCCGAATATTAAACTTGTTGAAAACCCTGTTGCTGGTGGTAGGAAATTTGAATGGGGTAATTTTAGAGAGCAGGTTACCCAGAGAAGAGGACAAACTGGAAAGTATGATGCTCCTGCAGGTTCTATGGGATGGGAACAGTTCCCTGAGTCTATTCCTTTAATAGGTGGCAAGAGTGGAATGATACCTATGGATAGTAGGGCTGCAGCATTCCTGACTGTCAGTACAGCTGTTACTTCATATGCTGCTTTACACGCTACTCACAATATGCAGAATCCACAATACTGGGATATTCCTGCATATATTAGATATAACTCAATAATTGTTATGTTGCCTACTGAAAAAGACGAAGATGGAAATCCTGTTATAGACCCTAATACCAATAGACCTGTTCCGAACTATATAACTATTCCCCATAGAACAAGGGAATTGGCAATATTCTTTGGTGGCATTACCTATCTAATGGAAGGAATGTACGAAGATAACCCCAATGACTTTAAGTTGTTTGCAAAACAGATGTGGGGAAGCTCTTCTCCTGTTAACGATTTACCTGTACCAGAGATAGCGAGTATTGCCTTAGAAGAAAGTTTGGGAATAGATTTCTTTAGAGGAGAGACTATAGTTAATCCAGATTACGAACATTTGGAACCTACTGAACAATACGGACCGCACACCTCTGAAACTGCAAGATTAATTGCAGAAAGACTGGGAGATGAAGACTGGCTTTCTGACATATTTAAGTCTCCCCAAAGATTAGAGCATATGTATGAAAGTGCATTTGGTGGGGTTGGTAGGCGTGTTGAAGATATGACAGATTACACAATACTTTTCTTGGAAGATATGCGAACTAATGAACAAAGACCCATGTCTGTAAAGGCTCAAGAGTATAGAGACATGAACCGTACTGCTCGCAGAGAGTTTCTTGCAACGCTATCAGAGTCAGAATATGAACAGTTTGATAAAGAAATTAGAAAACCTTCACTTAAATCTGAGGATATATTTGGTCAGATACTACAGGCAACTGGTGTACAGCAGAGATTTCTTCCAGATAGAGCAGGTGGATTAAGAGAACTTTCCACAATCAGAACTGAAGGTGCTGTAGAGGGTGTTAGTGCTGAAGATTCTCGTAGGGCATCTGCTAAATTGCGTCAAGTAAAACGTGATGTGTTAACTACACAACAAGAAAACGATAAGAATCTCGGTCAATGGATGCAAGCTGGAGGTATGTCAGGTTTAAGTCCAGAGGAATGGAGAGAAGAACGTAAGGCTAAGTGGAAAGTCATAGAAGGTGCGGAACTACTTACAAAGTATACGTTTCCCAAAGCAGTACAGGGCAAGGACCCTGCCATTAAACAACAGTGGTATGACGCTATATACAACGCTGCAGGTACAATGCCAGACATACGCAGTCAGGGAGACTTACTCGTAGCTGGATACTATAACATCACATCTCCTGAAGATGACCCCACACGTACATGGAGTGAATACTTCAATGACCGTGATACTTATGTGACATCTATACAGGAACGTGCTGACGCAGCAGGTAACCCTGAAATATTTGAGGAGTTTAGCAGGGCACTCACTGCAAATCTTACAGATACTGAAACTGTATATAACACGGCAAGTAAGTACCTATCTAATTACTGGGATATAGGAAGCGATATAAACCATATACTTCCCAATGCTACTGCTACTGCACCTGAGTTAGCACAACTATGGCAAGACTATCTTAATGCTGACTATGGTACCCAGAGAACTATGAGAGATAGAAACAGACAACTTGATACCCTTGTTCAGAGAAGGTCACAGATACGAAAACAGGTAGTGATGGATGATTATCAGCAAAACGGATACGGCTACATGGATAGTTTATTAGCGTTTTGGTACGGTAGCTTCTATAAGCCGATAACACCTCAGGGTAAAGAGATACATAGTCAGATGTATGGAGGGGCAGGTAGTAGTCGATTACCTTTCACCCCTGAAGAACAACCTTTGCGACTAAGGTAACATAGGGTATACTAAAATAATTCTAAGGTAGAGGTAAAACATGGTTAATCAGGCAGATACACCAGAAAATACGCAGCCAGCAGTGGATGCTCCTATAGATAATAGTGTAGGTACAACTACAGATATTACCGAGGATTTTGCAGGGGTTAATACCTTTGAGGATACTCCTACACCAGCTGTTGACGAACCTACTACTGAGGAAGGTACAGCGGAACAGGAACCTACTCAAAGCACAACTGTACCAGAATCTGATGATACTCCTTCTGATTCTGAAACTCCTGTTCCTACTGTAGACACACCTACTGTTGCTAATCCAGATATGGATAATTTGCAACAACGTATGAGAGAGATAGAACAACAGAACTTAGAATACAGACAGATGCAACAGCAAACGCAGTTGCAAGGACAAACCGACCAGTACAGACAACGGCTTGAAGAAGCTGGTTATCTACCTGACCAAGCATCACAGATGTCACAGCTATGGGCTGCTGAACAGAGTCGGACCGTACAAGTGCAGCAACAGAATGACCAACAACTTAAGTTTGTACAGGGTCAGGCTAATGCTGCAGAACACTTTGCCACTAAATATAGTCTTCAGATGTCCGACTTAGCACATTTGAGACAATATCCAGACCCTCAGAGCATGGAAGCAGCTGCGAAAAGCATGAAGTCCCAAAGGGACGATAAAGCGGAATTGGCTAGGCTAAGGGCACAGCTAGTTCCTTCGCAGACTTTTGACGACAGTCAAAGTACACCGGCTGCTTCTACCGATGAGGACAGGTGGCTTGAGAGATATTCCCAAGGGGATAGGTCTGCTCAGGCGAATGCAGCAGCACGAAGGGCTGCTGGTTTAAGTTAATAAACTAGCAAAAGACTAAGAGGTTTAGTTATGGCACAAACAGCCACAACGGGCAATTTAGAAAACGCCCAAAAGATTATTATTAATGCTGCTCGATATACAGAGGAGCATAACGCACCAGCTTTGGCACTGATTGAGAAGTTTAACCTTCCAAGCGGAGCAAAGCAGGTAACTGTCCCTAAAGTAGGACAGATGTCCATGAGTGACCTAGTAGATGGTCAGGACATCATAGACGAGGAAGAGATTGGAATGACCACTGTTGACCTTACCGCATCTGAGGTAGGAGCCAAGGTTATCCTGACTGATAAACTCGTCAGGCAATCAGCACCTAATGTTATGTCTATCATAGGTAGGCAGCTGGGTGACGGTATGGCACGAAAGAAAGATTCCGATGTTATTGCTCTGTACCAAAACCTTAACGAGGGAACTCTGCTAGGTGGTACAGGACCAACATATATGAAGGCTTCTAACTTGCAGGGTATTATTGCCTACGCTAAAGCTAACAAGTTTGGTAGTCAGCTTTACATACTGCATCATCCAAACGCAGTAGCTTATCTTTCTAAGGAAACTGCAGTAGTAGCTTCCGCAGGGTCTAACTCTGTACCTGAAGGATGGTCACAAGACCTTTTGGCTAACTTCTGGAGTGGGTTGAAACCCATGAACAATGTTCCAATATTTGAAGATGGAAATATTTCAGAGGATAGTGGTGGTGATGGTATTGGAGTAATCGCTGACAAGAGTGCTATGGCATATCTAACCAGCGTTGAGACTAGAACTGAGAGACAAAGAGATGCGTCACTCAGGGCTACTGAAGTTGTTATGACTTCAGACTATGGTGTGTTTGAACTAGATGACACACGGGGAGCAGGAGTTAAGTTTGACGTTTCAGCTTTATCAACAGCTAACTAGGGGTAATTCATGGCAGGAATAACCGAAA